GTCGTTATCGCGCTCGTAGTTGCGCTCGACGATGGTGTCGGACACATTGAAGGCGGCGGCCAGCTTGCGCCAAGCCGACTTCTTCTTGAACTCGGTGGCTCCGATCCGTTGATAGTCCGAGCGGTCGAGCAGAGCTGTGCACAACTCGTGGAAGGTGCGCTGTAGGGCCAGGGCGTCGGCCACCGGCGCCGCGGTGAGTAAGCCAGGGCGGGCTATGGGGACGATCTCACCGGTGCTTTGGTCGATGACGCTCACGAGTCCGCAGTGATCGACAGCCGATTGGTCGACTGGGTCTCGAAGGCGACCGAGCGGCCTTCGACGTGAGAGCGGGTGAGCTTGAAACGCCCGACGCGCACCGTCGTGTCGGGCTCGAGGTCGATGCCGGCGATGAGCGCCTTGGCCTTGTCGTCGGCCTCTCTGAACTCGGCCTGAAGCGCATTGCGCGACGCCTTGCGCTTCTCGCGCTCTTCGAGGGCCTTCTCGAGCTCGGCGTCGTTGACGACGTCTTCATCGAACTCGAGCTGGTCGTCAGGGTTCACTGGCATTGGTGCGCCTTCTCCGATCTCGGCCCGGGCCGAAGAAATGATTGATGACCGCTGTGTAGAGAAGCCCGAGAATGAACCCGCCAGAGGCTGCGTCCACGAGGTAGTACGGGCTGACGCCGGCGGTCATGGTCACACACCCGCGCCGCCTCGGCGAGGTCGATGACCTGTACGGCGTCGTTGGCCGTCGAGATTTCCGCCAGCATGCGCTCGGCCTGGCCGAGGCGCTCGACGGTAGTGACGGGGTTCACCGCTCCGTGGCCCTCTTGGACAAGAACTCGTCCAGCGCGGTGGCCGCCACGCGGGTGGGGCTGACGTGGGGCACGGTCTGGAGGGCGCCCGAGGCGATGTGCCGGCGCACCGTTGGTTCAGAGAGATTCAGCCGCACCGCCACTTGGGTGACCGAGTAGGCGCGGGGACCGCCGACCTCGACGAGCCGATCGACGACGCCCGGAAGACTGCGCTCCAGGGCTTCCTCGATGGCCCGCTCGATGGACTCGAGCAGGGCGTCGCTCACGCGCTGAGGAGTTTGCGGGCCTCGGCCTCGTGGGCGATGACCTCAGCGAAGAGGACCTCCTCACTGACCCCGTAAATCTCGGCCAGGCGGGCCCGGCTCTCAGGCACCGGAACCGTGCCTGAGAGCCACTGGCTAATGCTGGCGGGGGCCACACCCATCTCGTCGGCGGTTCCCCTGACCGTCTTTTTGGCCAGAAAGCGAGCAGCTTGGAGTCGCTTGGCCATAGCCTTACGCTCGGATTTGGTCAGCTGATACGAACTCAACGTGCATCACCTACATCCGGTGCTAGGAGAGAAAGCCCCATTTCTGAGGGTTTCCCCCACCGACATCTCCCACCCCGGTATATATAGATAAACCTCCAGCCGCTAGGACATCAATAGGACAAAGTCAGAAATCCTTGCCTTCTTGATGCACTAACCCAGCACGGCCGCCATGACCTCGGTGGCCCGGGCGTCCTCGGGGCTGGGAACACGGTGCGAATAGGTGCGGATCACGTTGCCCTCGGTGCAGCCGAGACGGTCGGCCACGTTGCGGGTCGGGATACCGGCCGAGAGCATGCGACTGGCGGCGAAGTGGCGCAGGTCGTGGAGGTGGGCCCCGCTCACCCCGGCCCGCTTGCAGGCCTCGTGGAACTGGTGGCTGGGCCAGCTCACATTGAGATGGGTCGCTCCCGCATCGCCCGAGAAGATGAACAGATTGTCCAGACCTCCTGACATCCCGAGGGCCAGCGTCCTCTCGGCGGCGCGACGGTGCTCCTGGCGCAGCGCCTCGAGGGCCCGGCCGGCGATCCCGACGGCGTAGACCCGGCCCCCCTTGTTCTCCTTGAGCACCACGAGACCGTCCTCGCCCTCGGTGGCGGCCTCGATGAAGGAGACCCGGCCCACCTCGAGGTCGACGTCACGCCAACGCAGGGCGATGACCGAGCCACGCCGGGCCGCGCTGGACGCGGCGAGCTCGAAGAACGTGGTGGCCAGAGGACTGCGGACCGCGTCGATGATGGCCCGGAGCTCCTCTGGGGTCGGGATCCGCCGTTCGGGGGCTCGCCCCCCGGCCGGGCTGACCCGGAGCATCGGGTTGGGCCGGCGCAGCTCGCCCAGGCGCTCGGCGTCGGCGAAGACCGTGCGGATCGTGCCGTGCCAGCGCCGCCGGGCCGAGGCGGAGCGCTTGTCCGCACCCCACTGGGCGTAGAGCCGCTCGATCTGGGCCGGGCTGACCTCGTCGAGCGGCGTCGTGCCGAGGGCGGGCAGGATGTAGCGCCGCAGGGCGTAGCGGGTCTCCTTGACCGTCTTGGGACTCCACGAGCCCGCTTTGCGCTCGATCCAGTCGGCGGCGTAGGAGCCGAACGTGACGGCCTTGCCGCTCCCCCCGGGCCAGGCCGTCTCGGCCGCCTCGGCCAGTTCGACCCGCAATTTGGCCTCGGCCAGCTCGGCCGCCTTCTTGCCCGAGCGGGTGTTGGACACATGCACGTCGCGGTACTTGCGCCGACGGGGTTCCCCTGGTCGCGAGACGTCGATGACGATGCGGAAACAGCCTCGTTTCTCGTCCCAATTCGCCACAATCCGACCTCCCTAGAGCATCGCTAGAACGCCCATAGTACAGGCGATCTTGGCTCCATGGCCTCCCACCTTGGCTCCATGGCTCCAAGCTTCAAGCGATTTATGCCCTCTGACCTGGAGCGGAAGACGGGATTCGAACCCGCGACCCTCACCTTGGCAAAGTGCTGAGGGCTCCATCCACCAGGACCTCCGGGCTTAATCGGGCTCCCTTGGACCCCCGCAGAACCCCTGTGAAACCCGTGGATTGGCTCCATCCATGGCTCCACGTTCGGCTCCCTTGATGGCCTCCAAATGGGGGCTGCGCGAAACCACATCCATGTAGCACATCACCTGCCGCCGAAGGCGCATCACCGGATGTAGGTGGTCTACGGGCGTTGCTCAATCTTGGGAAATCTTCGGCTCAGACCCGGTCGGGCCGGCCCTTGTACGGCGCTGAGCCGAAGGCGAAGACCCCGCCGTCAGAGCCGAGCAGCCAGTAACCGTCGGTGCCCCGCCCGGCAATGCCGACGACGCGCCCCGAGACCTGGCCCAGGGCGTTGCCCTTGTACTCGGCGTCTCCGAAGGCCCCGACCGCCCCGTCCGCCGTGGCCGTCCAGTAGCCCTCACCCGTGTCTGTCGCTGCGATCATTTCGGTCCCACTTTCTGGATCTTGTCCTCCGGCCGGCTGGCCGCCGGCCGCCATGTCGATCACCTGCTCCATGGGGAAGCCCGGCCCACAGTCCCAGTGCCCGCCCCCAGCTGAGCCGAGGTCGACGTGCTGGCAGACCCCGGCCGCCCCGCCTTGAGCCTCAGCGGCACTCAGGCGCCGGATCGGAATATTGAACGCTGCGCACTCCTCGGCGACCCAGCGGGCGGTGTTCTCGAGCATGGTCGGGTGCTGGGCCCATTCCCCCGTCCAGGCGGCGAAGGCGCACAGCTCGGCGGCCACCGAGTAGGGATTCGCGTTGCCCTGCGTCCACGCCTTGAGGTCTCGGCGCACGTACTCGCCGATCACGCCGGGCGTGTCATCGATGCCGACGTGCGAGCTCACGCCCGCGCTCGAGGAGGAGAAGTAGTTGCCGAGCGACTGATAGGTCAGCGCACCTTCGGCGGTGTGCAGGACAACCAGCCTCACGCCACTCGCCCTCGAGGAGTAGTTGGGTGAGCCGATCCAGTCACGCCGGAGCGTCACGACGACCCTCTCGGGCCCAGTCCTCGGCGGGCTCGGTCTCGGGCTCTGGCGTTGGGTCTGGCAGTCGACGCTCGGGCTCGGGCTCAGGCTCGGGGATCGGCTGGTCGGTTGTGTCGCTCATGGTGGTTCCTTTCATGCTTCGTCGGGCTCGGGGTTCGGTTCGGGTGAGCGCGTCCAGGCCGGCCGCGGTGGACGGCAGCACCTTGATGATCTTGATCAGGGCCAGATAGGGGGGCATGTTTTCATGGGGGGCGCCGGTCGCGCCGCCGCCGTCGGTGCTGCCCGAGTAGGCATGGGTGTGGACGTCGGCGGTGTTGCCGGAGCTGCCGTTGAAGTCGTTGACGGCGACGGGGTGGGTGTGGGTGGGACTCGGGCCGCTGGTGGTGGTCGCGTTGCCGGTGGAGCTGAGCGAGCTGCTGCCCGATGTGCCACCGGCTTGGTAGCCGATACCGACGGTGTGGGTGTGGGCCGGTGTGTCGCCCGTCGTGCTGGCGGTGTGGCCGTGGTTGATGACGTGGTTGTGCGTGGAGCCGCCCGACCCGGTCGTGCCGGAATAGCCGTGGGTATGCGGGCCGTTCTGCGCGGCGGTGAGCGCCACGTTGCCCGCCCCGCCGGTGCCGCCGAGCGCGTAGGTCCCGCCGGCGCCGACGGTGACCCGGCTGCGAATGTCGGGCAGGTTGAAGTTGGCGCCGCTGCCGCCGTAGCGGTAGCCGAGCACGTTGAACAGGTCGGGGTAGTCCGCGGTCGCCAGCACGCTCCCGTCGGCGGCTAGCCACAGCGGCGGGACCGTGGGGCCGGGCCAGTCGACGATGGCACCGACCGGGGTTTGCGGCTCGTGGGTGTGCGAGCGCTCGAGCATCTGGAGGCGCTGGTCGTAGCCGGCCAGGCGGTCGACGTACTGGGTGGCCGGGTCGGTGTGGCCGCGGTCGGTCATGCCGAGACCAACCCGACGCGGATATGGGTGACCCCGGTGTCGTCGAGGGTCACGCCGAGATCCGAGACGGTGCGCGTCCCGGTCACGTTCAGGCGCCCCGCGCGTAGGGCGACCTCGATCTGGTCGCCGACGTCGAGGTCGACGGTTGACTCGATCACGCCCGGGCGTAGGTCCAGGTTCAGATCGGCACGCCGCGCCAGCCAGCCGGCATGGTCGGAAACCGCGCGCTCGTCGATGGTCGCCTGGAGTGTCACGTCGGGGTAGCCGATCTGCTGCTCGAAGCGGCCCTCGGGACTGTCGGTCCATACGGTGTCGCCCACCGTCGAGGTCGCCTCACCCGAGGTCCGGGTCACATTGGCCCAAGTCGTCGCCGAGCTGGTCCGGGTGAAGTCGACCACGGTGCCGCCGTAGTCGGCCACGAACGCCGAGGCGTGCGTCTTGGCCGGCGCCCACAGGTTCATCTGTAGGTTCGGGTCGATGTTGTAGTCGAAGGCCACGCCGGCCAGCTCGTCGAGCGTCTTGCCGATCTCGGCGCCGGCCTGGTAGTTGCGGACCCTGTAGCCCGACGGTGGCTGGGCCGCGTCGGGCTGCCAGACGCCCTGGACGATGTCGAGGCCGCCGCCCGCCTTGGCCTGGGTGAGTTGCACCAGTCCCCAGGCGATCTCGGCGTAGGTGGCGCTCGACCAGTCGAGCTGGTCGCCCTCGACCAACAGCCGCCGGCCGAGCAGGCCCCGGTAGTCGGTGACCGCGGCCGTCACGGTGTAGGCGGCGGCGGTCACCGTGTCAGTCAGGCCGATGACACGGCCCCGATAAACCAGGGTGGTGTCGGCGTAGACCCACAGGTCAGTCAGCATCTCGGTGATGACCGAGGCGTCGGCGCTGCGGCCCGGCAGGTCGAAGGAGGCCGTGCAGGGGGCGGTGAGGGTGTAGGTCAGCTGGCGGTTCGTGGCAAGCGTCAGCTCGCGCTCGGGTGGCCCGGTCCACGGCCCGATCAACCAGCGCCAAGCGGTCACCACTCGCCTCAGCCGGTCGGGCCGGCGATGTCCGACCAGCTCGCGCTGAAGCCGGTGAACGGCGCCCCCTGCACGTTGAGGGCGGCACCGCCCGAGGTCGGGTTGATCTCCATGCGCACCCAGTACGGGCCCGGTGTTGGCAGCACCAGCACGCCGCTCGGATACGAGCTGGTGTTGACGTTGGCGTTGTGCATGGCGTTCGGCGTCTGGGCTTGGATGGTCGGGCCGAGCCCGACGAGGGCGGTGATGCGGCTGAGCGCGGTATTGGTGCCGTCGGCCCGGCACACGCCGGTGACCAGAACGCCAACATTGGGGGTGTAGGTGGTGAGGGCCTGGATCTCGCAGCCGGGGATGTTGCTCCAGGTGCCCGCCGGCGCCGACATCAACCCGCCGCCCGCCGGCGTGACCTGCTGAGCGTTGAACTGCCGGGGAATCGCACCCGTGCGGCTGAGCGCTCGAACCCGCAGGTCGGTGACGTCGGAGGCGGCGAAGGTGGTGGCGGCGCCCGAGACCACACTCACCTGGCCGAGGCGGATCGAGCTGGCCGGCGTGGCCGGTAGCTGGGGCGCCGAGCCTGACGGCACGCCGGGCACGGCGGCGATGGTCCAGCCGTCGGTGCCGCTGATACCGGCCGAGGTGTCGACCACCTGGGCGTAGATCAGGTCGAGCCGGCTCTGGCCGGCCGGCGGCCGGGGGTTGATGGTCACGGTCTGGATGGCGGTCGAGCGGCAGACGTACTTGCCCTGATTGGTCTGGTCGGTGCCGTTTATCACGCCGACCCCGGGGGCGACGTCGACCGCCAACGTGGTGGCGTTCGGGGTGACGTGCAGGGCGCTCGAGGCGGGCAGCACGCTGACCGGGTCGGCCCGCCCGTCTGACACGCCGGCCGTTATCAGCGTGTCGATCAGCAGCCGGTCCATGCGAGACGGGAAGCTGCCCGATTGAATCCAGACCGGCGATTCGAGTGTCATGGCACACCTGTCCTTTACAAGTAGGCGTCCTGCCAGGCGACCGTCGCGGCGGCGGCGTTGGCGGCTGTGTCGGGGACAAAGCGGAGCTGGTTCGATCCGGGCACCAGCGACCACCACACCGAACGGCTGAAGTCGACGAAGTTGTAGCGGCTATTCGTCGGGTCGTTGCCCAGGTACACGATGCGTGCCTTGGTGTCGATGGTCAGCACCTCACCCGCCCGCAAGTCGAGCGGCTGGGCGGGGGTGCCGACCGCGAACACGGCGCCGACGGTGTCGTTCCAGATGGCCGGGTTGGTGCAGGCCCCGGACACCTCGATAAGCGGTGGGGAGTTGAGGGCGCCCAGGTTCACCGCGTTGGTCTGGAGGGCGCCGGTCATGGCCGGGTAGTAGCGGTTCGGCGTCCACCCCGAGGTGGCCGTCACCGCCCCGCCCTGGGGCGTGACGTACTGGCGGCCCCAGATGGCGGCCACCGCCACCAGAGCGACCGCGTTCAGGGCCGTGCCGTAGGCGACGGGATCGGGCGCCCGCCACGCCAGTTGGAAGGGCGTGACGGTCGGGTGGAAGTGCGGGGCGCTGAGCGCGGTCGCCCGCACCACGAGAGAGCGCGGGGCCATGTCGGCGTCGATCTGGTAGGTCAGCGTGGGGCGCGCCGACGCAACCAGGAAGGGGGCGAGGCGGTCAAACACGGTCGAGCGCGACCCGTAGGCCGAGGCGACCACGGTGCCGTTTATGGTCACCGCCCGGGCGCCGAACCACGAGGTGTTATCCCATTCGCCGTCGTGGTCGGGAATGGCGCTCAGGTCGTCGCGGGGTTCGGGGTAGCCGATGTCGACCTGCTCAATGGCGAAGCCGTTGGCGGTGTCCATGAGGTCAAGTCGGTTGGAGCCGAGCGTCAAGATCAACTGCACCGGGGTGCCGCACCAGGCGAACATGGCTAGAGCCGTCTCGCCGAGACTGCGAACTCGGCCCGGCGCATCACCAGATCGACGTCGGTGGCGTCTTGGAAGGTGGCGCTCTGTATGACCAGCGCCGGCCCGGCCGATGCCGGCGCGGCGGCGCCCGGCGCGGCGCCGCCGGCCGCGGCGGCATTGCCCGACGTCGGCGCCAACAGCGTGTTCACGGTCTTGGACAGCGCGGGCACCACGTGGGCGGCGTAGCCGGACTGCAGGCCGATCCCGAGCCCGGCCATGATGTTCTGGCCCACCTCGGCCATGACCGCCGACGGGCTGAAGATGGAGAGCGGGTTGGTGATGAACCCCTTGATCTTGGACCCCATGTCGCCCATCCAGCCGGTGACGTCGGTCCAGGCGTTCTTCATGCCGTCGAGCAGGCCTTTGATGATGGACTTGCCCACGTCGAAGAGCAGGGCGCCCAGGGTGCCGATGATGCTCTTGATCTTGGAGCCGATGTCGAGCCAACCGGTGACCTCGTTGTCCCACACCCATTTCAGGCCCGCTTCGAGGCCGTGAATGATGTCCATACCGACGCCGAGGAGCAACCCGGCGAGATTGCCGAGGGCCGCCAAGATGTTGCCCGGCAGGTCCTCGAAGAACTTGAGAATGGTGTGCCAGTTCTCGACGATCAAGAGCACGGCGAGGGCGAAGGGGCCGAGCAGAATGGCCAGCAGCAAGGGCCAGTTGTCCTTGATCCAGTTGAAGACGCCCGAGATGATGCTCAAGATGTCGGCCCACGCCTTTTGCATGAACTGCCACACGTCGTCGATGACGTCGCGCACGATCTTGAAATGCGTGTAGAGCAAGATCACGATGGCGATCAGCGCCACGATGGCCAGCACCACGATCACGATCACGTTGGCATCCATGGCGGCGTTGAAGAGCCACTGGATGGCCGTCGCCGTCTTGGTCGCCGCGCTCTGGATGACCTGGGAGTCCTTGAGGGCCTTGGTCGCCCCCTCGGCGCCCTTCATGACCGAGCCGAGCCCGGCCATGGCGAGCCCGGCGGTCGAGATGGCCTTCCCGTACTTTTGCCCGAACAGCGAAATATGGTCCTGCACGGTGGCCTTCAGCGCGTCCATGCGCCCCTTGAAGGTGTCGGTCGCCGCGGACGCCTGCCCCTTCAGCTTGCCGCTGAGTTCGTCGAGCGCCTTGCTGTTCGCGCTCGTGCCGCTGGCGACGTCCTTTTGCGCCTGGTTGAGCTGCTCGTGGGCGCCCTTGGCCGTCAGCGTGGCGGTCGCCACCTTGTTCTGGGCGTCCTGGAGCTTCATGGCCTCGACGGTGGTCAATGACTTCTTCGAGGCGTCCTCGGCCTCGAGCTCGGCTAAGGCCCGCTTCGAGGTGGCCAGGGTGTCGTCGGCCTTCTGCGCCCCGGTGGTCGCCTTCTCGAGCTCTTTTTGCGCCGAGCCCGTGGCGCTGACGGTGATGCCGAAGTCCTTGAGCGCCCGGCCGCTGCCGTTGTAGGCCTTGCCGAGCGAGGTGGCGGCGGCCTCGAGGCTCTCGTGCTTGGCCGCGGCGAGGTCAGACGCCGTGTTGAGCAGTTTCAGGGCCTCGGTCGGGTTATGGGTGGCCTGAGTCAGGCTTTGGAGGGCGTTGTCCGTCTCGTCCGCGGTGTGGCCGAACTTCTCCTGGTGCCCGACGGCGGCGTCGATCTTGGTGGCGAACTGGTCGTAGGAGTGCCCGGTGGCGGCAATCGAGGCCTGGAGCTGCTGGTGCGCCGCCTGGTCCTTGGACCCGAGAGCGGAGAGGGCGAGCCCGACGCCGGCCGAGGCGCCGCCGAGCCCGATCATCTTGTCGCTGGTGCTCTTGGCGTGCCCTTCCATCTGCTGGAGGGACTGGTCGGCCGTCTGGAGAGCGGCGCCGAAGGGGCCGAGCACCCCGGTGCTGTTCAGCGTGCCGAGCATGCCCGAGAAGGCACTGTGGATGCCCGCCGCGGCGCTCTTGCCCTTTTCGGCGACCGCGCCGAAGGAGCTACCCAGGGCGGCGGCGTCGCCCAGGATGCGGACCATCAGCGACGGGGAGGCCATTTAGCGCTTCCTATTCGCTCGGGCGATCTCCTCGGCCTCGGCCTGCATCAATCGCACCATGGCGGCGAAGTCCTCGTCGTCGAGCTCGTCGATCTGGCCCGGTGTCATTCGCCAATAACGGCAGAAATGGGCCCGGGCGTCGGCGAGCTGCCGTTCGTAGGGTTTACGTCCTCGACCTCGACCTCGACGCCGTAGGCGTGCAGCCACAGCGACGTGGGGTCGCGCTCGGGGTAGTCACGCAGCAAGGCCCGGAAGGCGACGAGGCGGAACGGCGAGGTCGTCGCCAAGGCGGCGAAGTCGATGCCCTCGATTTTCGTCACGAGGTCGAGGACGCGCTGGGAGGGCAGGCGGGCACTGAAGGCCTGGGTGACCGACACCACCTCGGGCAGCGGCTCGTCGGCGACGAAGGGATCAGTCATGCGCCGTGGCCCCGCTATTCGTCCAGGCGAAGCCGTCGAGGGCACGCTGGGTGGCGGCGGCGTAGGCCTCGGGGCCCGACGCGTCGATGCTTTCGGCCGCGGGGAACAGGTAGCGCCCGCTCCCGACGTAGGTGCGCCCCGGTGGCCAGCCACCGAAGTCGACCGGCCCGGCGTAGATGGCCTCGACGCGCACGGCGGCACCCGAGCGCGACGTCGTCACGGTGACCGAGCCCGCCAGCGTGCCGCTGACGTTGGGATAGGCCGAGCGCGTCTGGGCGGCGACCGGCTCGAGCACGGTGCGCCCGGCTTGGCTGAGGGAGGCGTCGAGCGCGCCACCATTGGCACAGAGGCGCCGGCCGTCGCTCGCCAAGGCGGCGAGCCCGACCACGTCGACCGTCTCGGTCGTGGCCACTTAGGCCTTGCCGGCGGCCCAGGCGGTACCGGACCAGTGCGCACCGAGCAGGTCGGCGGTGAGCACGTAGGTGCCCGTGGCCCACGCCGTGGCCGGGGTGGCGGTCACGCCGGCCAGGGCGGCCAGGTTGGCCGGGACGCTCGCGCCGCTCGGGCTGTAGTAGCCCGGCTGGCCCGCCGTCGCCCCGGTGGCGGCCACGCTGCCGTTGTCGACGTTGGGCGGGGCCAAGAGGTTCCAGTCGATGGCCACCTCGGAGCTCGCCCCGGCGTCGCCGATCAGGAGCTCGAAGGGCTGGGGGATGACCTGGCCCGAGATGATCGGGTTGGTGGCACTGGCCACCTGGCTCGAATGCGGCCGGGCCTTGAAGGTGGCCGGCGCCCCGGTGGCGACGAAGTTGGTATAGGCGGCGTTGAGCGTCTGGTATACCGCGCCGGCGTCAAAGGACTGGTGGAAGGTCACTTTTTGGTGCCATTTCGTCACGCCCACGTAGTCGGTCTCGGCACAGAAACTGGTGATCGTTACGAGCTTGTTCTCGGGGATGACCTCGAGGTGCTTGACCAGGCAGCGCAGGTTCACGCCGTTCAGTTCGTAATAGGCGTCGTTGAGGATCAGCGGCGACGCCGTCGGCGGCACCGGGTCGCCCGTCGCCGTCAAGGTGGGCGCGTCGAGCAGCGCCGTGCCGCCGTTCTCACCGTTCTCACCGTTCTTGGTTGGACTCATAGGTGCTCCCTTCTCACATTTGGACCTCGACGATGACGTCGGCGCGCAACAGGTCGGCGCCGCTCACGTTCACGTGCGTCCAGTTGCGCTCTGACGTCGGCACACAGAGCGCCACGGCGGCGGCGAGGCTCTCGTCGGCCGCAATGGCCGAGCGCACCACGGCGATCAGTTCGGCCGCCGTCTCGTCCTGGTCGACGCCGGCCACCACGGTGACCGGGACGTTCGCCGCGTCGATGCCGAAAGCCACCTCGGAGTAGCGGACCTCGGCGGGTCGCCCGATGACGATGCTCGGCGCGTTGAGCGTGAAGGGCGGCTTGTCGAACACCGTGGCCGTCACGCCGAGGGCACCGAGCTCGGCCTCGATGGCCTTGGCCAGGGCGGCGGCGAAGGGCGTGCGGTTCCAGCTCACCCGACCACGACCGCGCTATAGCGCCCAATCAGCTTCTCGGCGTCCTTGTCCTCGAGCCCGACACGGACGACGCCCATTTCACCCCAGCCGATGGTGCCGTCGAGGGAGTCACGCCGGCGGTAGAAGCGTGCTGAGTACAACAGCGCCGCCTCGTAAAGGCCGTCTGGAATCGGCCCCGAGCCGTCGAGCGGACCACTGATCGACTGGTCCACTCGCCCGATCACGTAATCGAGGGCGGCGAGGCGGGCCGACTCCACGACGGCGTCATCCGCGCTCGGCTCCTGCAGGCGCAAGATGCCGAGCACGTCGTCGTGGGACGGCCAGCCCGTCGCCATGCCTATTTGCCGCCGCCGTTGCGCTTCGGCGACTCGGTCGCCGGTTGCGTCTCGGACTCGGACCCGTTCTCGGCCTCGGCCGGGGCGGGGATGGTGGTGCCGGCGTCGATCTTGGCGATGCCGAGCGGGTAGCGGCTGATCACCGGTGCCGCGTAGCCCCACACCCCGAGGCGGATCGACTCGGGCCCGAGCACCTCCTCGTAGCGGAAGTTGAAGGTGCTCGACTCGAGCAGCAGCGAGTCGTCGGCCTTGAGCACGTAGAGGTGGTTGTCCACCGCGGCCCAGGAGGGAACCACCTGGAGCCCGACCACCTCGCCGGCGATCTGGCCGTAGACGACCGAGTCGCCCAGGCCATACGCGTTGACCGGGCCGTGATAGCCCGTCGTCACCAGCGGCCGGCCCTGGGTGTCCTTCTCCTTGGCCATGAAGGCCCAGGCGCCCTCCGAGCAGAAGACGACCTTGGGGGCGGACTTGCGGTGCTTGCGCACCGAGGCGCCGGCGTCGATGAAGGCGTCGAACATGTTGGCGTACACCGGGGCGGTGCCCGGGTAGGTGATCGTCGCCGCGAAGCCCGAGGCGTTCTCGAAGGCGGCCACCACGGCCGTCTCGACCTGCTCGTTGTAGGCACCCATGCAGTCGGTGAAGATCAGGCCGTCGACGGCGGGGTTGGAGCCGTCGAGAAGTTGGCGCGAGACATCGATCTTGCCGGTGTAGGTCGACGGGCTGATGGTGATCTGAGTGGCGTTGAAGTTGCCGTCAGTCGGTGGGCTGTTCTCGCCGCCTTGGAGCCCGATGACCGCGCCCGGCGCCGACTGCTTACCGATAACGATCGGGTTGGCGTCGGTGATGCCGACCCGGCGCAGCGTGTCGGCCCATGGCCTCGCCCCGTGGGCGATGATGGCGAACTCGTTGAACATCCACGTGGGCGGGATGACACCCGCACCCGACACCGTGGTGCCCGCCGCTCGCATCTGCAGTCCGTGGCGGTCCAGGCGGCTCCTGGCCTCGGTGTCGCCGTCGCGCTGGGCGTGCAGGAGGTCCCTGAAGAAGCTCACGCGCTCGCCGCCGCCGGCGTCGGCCGGGCGGTAGACCATCTCCTCGGAGCGGACATGGACGACCGAGTGGCCCTCGCTGGTCTGGGACAGGGCGGCCAGGTCGGGGGCCTCGGTCAGCGCGGTGGCCGTGCTCATGCGCTGATCGTCGATGGCGCGCAGCTCGAGGATGCGCTCGGCCAGCGGGGTCATGTTGGAACGCAGGCCCTCGATCAGGCCGACCTCGGCCTCGGTCGGGTCGCGCTGCTCGTCGGCGCAGCGGTTCAGGATCGTCTCGTACTGCCCGACCAGCTGGTCGTAGTCGGCGCCCAGGCGCTCAAGTAGGCGGTTTGCCATTGCGGCCTCCTCATTGGCCGCGGGACGCGCGGCACAGGATCGTTCTCCTGAACCGGGTCCGCAAACGGTCGGGGGCCGGACAATGCCGGGGGCCGAACTGACGGGGTCGGCTACTCGGGGGCGATGCTAGCGCCGCACCCCGAGCAGACCAAGTAATGCCACGGCGGCGATCACGCCCACCTCGACGAGCAGGATCACGATCTGGGTGGTGGTCATCATCACAACCTCCTTTGCTCGAGGTCGGCTCGCAGGTCGTTCAGGCTCGGCCCGGCCGGCTGAGCTCGCACGCTCAGCACGCCGGCACCCTCGTAGATCGGCTCGTGGGTGAGCACCACGTGGTCGAGGTGCACACTGCGCCGCTCGATGACGCCATCACGGCCGCGCACGCTGCCGCCCTCGGTGGCCTTGAAGCCGACCGAGAGCCCGGTCACCTCGCCCGAGCGGACCAGCTCGAGGGCGTCGTTGGCCCGGGTGGTCGCATTCAGCGGCCAGGCGCCGTAGAGCCCGTCGGAACGCTCGTCGAGGCTGGCGGTCTTGCCGATGGGCGGCGCACCGTCGAGGCGGGCGTGGTGGCTCTCGAAGAGGCGCACCCGGCCGACGTTGCCGCTGGCGATCTGGCGGGCGAAGGCCCCGGCGATGAAGCGCTCATGGACGCCGCCTGGGAGCTCGGCGACCGCCCCGTAGGGGACGGCCCGGCCCAGCAGGGTTCGCCCGACTCCGTCGGAGCGGAATTCGACTGAGAGCGGCACGCTGAAACTGCGCAGCTCGGTGCCTTCGCTGGGTGCGAGCACCTCGCCGAAAGCCCGCGAGCGTCCAGTGCCCGCCGAGCCGGCGTACTCACCCTGATTGCCGCTGACCGTCGTCGTCTTGGCGAGGGCCTTGGCCTTGGCCATGGCGGCCTCGCGCTGGGCCGGGCTCAGGCTCGAGGCCTGCGGGATGCGGGCGAGCGCATTGCGCACGTGGGGCAGGTCGACGTCGCCGGCCGCGTT